TATATCTTCTTTACAACATTAGGTAAGCCGTAATCATCGTCTTTAAGTTTGATGTCAAACGTAGTGCCTGCGTATGGCTCGCCATCGTAAGATATTATTTCATTGGTGCTAACTGCCATCGTGAGTTTATTGTATACATCCGTAATTGGATTGCTTTTTACATTGTTTGCAACTAAATCTTCAACAAATGTAAATGACTTTGTAATAAAGCTGTATATGTACGCGTCACCATTATCATCTGACTCGTCACTAGCGTTACGTATAACGACTACGTGTTTGTGAGTTGGTTCATATGCAACCATAGAATCGGTGTCTATAAAACTCTCCCAATCTGATTCTATAATCTTTGTTTGTAGGTTTGTGATACGACTACCATCATAGATATACAAACCGTTCTTGTTAGCCCATACCACACCAAAAGGTGTCTTAGTTACAGCTGCATGAAACTCCACACCCATATTTTGATGCGAGCTCTCTAAGAACCATTGAGTGTCAGAACCACCACCAATATTTATTATGTATAATGTTCTGTTCTTGTAAGCGAGTAGCCTGTCTGCGTAAGACTCTAGCTTTACAAACTCTTCACCATCGTTAACACCAATGTCGATAAAGTTAGTTGGCAAGATGGTGTCAAACTTATTTATGTCGCTATATAGTAATCTATCTGGTTGGTGTACTGCTGTTCCTGTCGTGTCCACTGTTTTCACGTTTGCAATGAACTTCCTACGATTACTTACAACGCTTGTCTTATATCCAGAAGAAGTGCTAGTTGCTATGTGATTGTTTAATATGTCAGATGTATAACCATTTAGTGTTTCATATGTATCGACATTATTTGCTGCTATATTAACTGTACAGCTTAAAACTTTAGATTGGCTATACGCTGTAGCCCAACCTGTGTATTCACCTTCTAGGGTTGTGCGACATCCTTTAGAAAAATCTATGTCAGCTATAAGTTCGTACTCACCTTTTACTGTACTGTCTCTCATGTACAACCTACCACCACTAATTCTTTTGTTGTATCCGTGCGTAGCAATAATACCTAATTGTAAATACTTACTAGCAGCGATATCTATTGTGCCGACCATTGGAGATGGTAAAGATTCTTGACGTTCATCGTATATAAATGTTTGTGCAAATTCATACGTACCAGCGGTCATTGTTCCAGAGCCCGGCTGTTTTACCTCAAGGTTAAAACCAAAGCCAGCTTCAGGTGCAACCAACATAGACTTACCACTAATATTGATTGCGCTCGTAACAACTACAGTTGTAGTGTTAGTACGAGTGCTCAATGTTGATTCTGCTCCGTCAGTTTTATTTATTAATAAAAACCTTCCATTATCTATAGAATCATCTAAGACATCTGGTAGTGTGCCAGCAGAAAATGTTACAGTAGTGCTGGAACCTGAAGTAGAAGCAGTCAGTGTTCCATTTACTCCTAATGTTTCGCCTACTAATCCGTTTACAGCATTGCTTGAATTGTACCCATTTACTGTTGCTCCAGTAATAAAAGGATTTTCAAACGGTCTATATAGTCCGCTAAACGTGCTGACGTATTCAGATACTGTCTGAGCGCTTCCACCCGAAACATTTAATTGGTTTCCGTCTGAATCTTTCCAGAGCTGTCTTTTGACAAACTGGTATATTTTTGTTGTGTTAGTTGCTCCAAAGTTAGCATCAGATATTCTTACAGCGCCGTCTGCTATATCATATACAGCAGCCCCATTTGCTGTACCGCTTACAACATCTGTTACATTTAAATCTATTTGATTAGCGGTAAAGGAACCGCTTTGCACGAACGGTGTTTCATCTTCTGCTATGTCAATCTTTGTTGCAGAGCTAGGGTCAGCTAAGAATGTAAACACGGTAGGGCTATTGGTTCCGTCTAACTTATAATCCATAACCGCTTGGAACAAACCGTAACCAGCTTGCTGTGCACCACCAAGGCTAGGGTCAGTATAGTTTGTATCGTTATCAATAGCCTTACCACTAGACTTTACCATACCAAACTCGTCTATAATAACATTGTTAGCTTGCGCTAATTCATTGTCTTGTATAGAACGAGCGTTGGTCTTAGTGTTCAGACCACCATCAAAGCGTGTATACGTTTTGAATTGTTTAGGCATTAGTCCTTAATCTCAAAGTGCACAAGGTCATCAAAGCGATTGTCTTTGGTTTGTGTGTCTTGGTCCCAGTCTCCGCCCCATCTAATGTTCAAGCCCATTTGACTTGCTATACCTAACACATATCCACCAAAATAGTGAAACCTATCTCTATCTGTCCAGTCTATCGGGTACGGCGCAACATCCACAGCAATACTCGGATTCTGATTGTGCTTACCATTAGGATACTTAACTTTACTATTGCCCTTACGGTAAGCTTCGTTTTGACGTTCTTCGCCCCTGTAGCCTTCAATAATCGTGCAATCATATTTCTTTACTACCTCCTTAAAAAGTTTTACCAACCTTTTATCGCAAGTGTCTAATTTTGATTTACTTTTACTGCTAAATCTAGGCATTACTTGTTTAAGACTTTTCCCATTACGTCTTCAAAAACTTCGTATATAGCAGAGATAATCTTCTCTTCTGTATCTTCGTTGATGATAGGAATGTTTACATTCTTGTTTAATTCGTCAATTACTTTTTGCTTGTTATCTTCGTTAAAAAGATATTCCATAACCATTTTTTGTAGCATATTAGCTCCTTATTTCGTTTATTATTTTTATTATTAAATACACTAATGTTGCAACCGAAACTGCCATTTGTAACATCATAGGCAAGTCTGTCCACCATACTCCTACACCCACTGCTCCGTTTAAAACAGCCTTTGTCGAGTCTATCATTGCTTTAACTTGCCTTTCCATTAATACGTCCTTTTAGGTACGCTAAATCATCGGTTACGTCGTTTAACTCTTTTACGATATCTTCTCTATGCCTTTGTCCTATCTCATCGGATTTGTTCCATCGCTCTATAAGCTTTATAGTAATACCTTCTACGTTCTTAATAGTAGATTCCATCTTTGCTATGGCTTGTCGTATGCCATCTAAATCTTCGTTTTGAGCTTTTTGACTCTTCATTAGGTTGACTATCATCATTACAAATAATGATACAATAACTCCAATAGCACCGTATTCAGCGTACGTTTCAACCATTACTTGCCAACTGCTTTCTGTGCTTTGTTATGTGATTGCTTAAAAGTTTTACCTTTTCTCATTTCAGAAGCCATCATAGATAGATGTTTCTTGGTGTGATGAACTTTGTGTTTCTGCATTTGTTTTTTCTGCATTGCACTTAATCCATTAAGGTTTACATTTTTAAGATTCTTCGCCATACTACCAAGGTCTTCCTGTTGCTCTTGTTGGTGTTTCTTGTTCTGCGATTTGCGCATCTAAGCTCGCTTCTATTTTTGCGAGTTCATCTGCACCGATTTTAGCTTCTACCCATCCTTGCGCATCTTCTTCTGTAATATCGGCATAAGCTGTGAAGTTTTCAGAGTCAGGCGCATCTAAACCTACAGTACCAATGTTTGATGCAGTATAAGTTTTAGCTTCATCGCCTTCGCCTACTGTTTTTTCTTTGTAAAACGAATAGTGAACTGTTTTACAAACGTCAGACAATCCATCTTCACTTATCGTTCTATCAATCGTGTTAATTCTAGTTTCCATTTTCTTCTTCTTTCTCTTCAGTCAAAGCATTTTTAAGAGCCTCAATAAAAGACTGTCTTCCAAATTGCAACTGCTGAAGATTAAATGTTGTTGTATCAATCTTTCTGTTTAGGTCTGCAATATGATTAACCATAACTTTTTGTTCATCATTCATTCCTTCTATATCATACTCTTTCCCATCAAGGTTTAACATTGGGGCATTTTCTTTTTTATTTTCTTTATTAGCCATTATATTTCCTTATCTTTTTAACCCTAATTTTTGCATTAAGGTTTTGTTTTCTTCTTCAAGTTTCTGTATATGTTGCGATTCCATGCCTTCCACACTAGCAGTTAACACAGTAACTTTATTTTGTAAATCTTCAATTTTTCTTTGATGTTCTGCAAATTGCATTTGAGCTTGATACCAAGAGCCAGTAACCACCATAATTAAAAAGCCTACTTTTATTAACATAGCTACACTTAAACTAATAGTGCTGTCTGTATTAATTGCGTTTGCCACTTCTTAATCTTTCAACTTCTCTTTCAAGAACTATAATTTTTTCGTTCTGTCTTATGTCTGCTGGTATCTCAGCGTTTTGACTTTCTTTAGCATCTTCTTCAATAGCTTCTATATGCTCTTCGTTTATCTTTACTTGATACTCAAGGAATGATATGCGACCATTTAACTCACCATATCCCCAAACCATTGCACCAATTACTGCTACTGCTTGAAAAAGCATAGGAAGTGATATGTTTAAACTTGAATCTTGTCCTATTGGTTTAGTCATCTTTTATTTACATATTCCCAAGTATCGTGAAGTTCGCAAAACCTTATATTCTCACCAACATTGGTTACTCTTTGTAATGTATGAAAGTGCTTTCTTCCGTTAGTATCTACAAGCATAATGTCATTGGGCATATTACTGCAACCTGACATAATAATAAGCCATACAAGTAAAATAAATAAGATTCTAATTAGAGCCATTGTTAATCCTTTGAGCGTCTATATAAAGTTCATTATAGATACCCAAGCTATCTGCTTTCCAAATTACTTTACGCATTAAGCTATCTAACTCAAACATTTCTTGAGCCAATTCTTCTCGTGTCTTACCTATGTGGTAGTCTTGGCAACTAAATATGCTAATCATAAAAGCTATCATAAATCCTAGTATTACAAATCCGTGCAATATCTTACTTGCATCTGCCCATTGGTTTAATTTTTTACGCATTAGCCACAATACAGAACACAAGATACAAGTTTTACACCTGTGTCGCTATCTCCTATGGTTACTTTACCTATTGTTTTGCTTCTAATAATATCATCATCTTGTACTTTGGCTGTGCCATCACCATTTGATTCTAACAAATCACCACCTTGACAAGCACCAGTAACTTTAACAGAACCAATACCTACCGAAGCTACAACTGCGTGTTCTGGGATAGTTTGTTCTGTATCATCATTTGTTGTTTCTTCTACATATTGCTGCAGTACACCATAAACTCTTTTATCTCCAACGGAATCACTTACTTTAACTTTTGCGTGGTCTGCTTTGTGTTCTTCATCAATAGTAGATAAAACTGTTCCTATTGCAGTATCTGAGGCAATACCGCTTGAATCGTGTGTTCCACTAAATCCATTATAAGAAACTGTGTTACCACTTACGGATACACTACCTTCCAAGCTATTGCTTTCATAAAAGTCTATTAAATTTCCATCTCCATTTCTTCTATGCAAATAAAGAACAGAATTTGAAGTTCCAGCACTTCGTTCTACATATACAAAAGAACTTGGGTTAATTAATAGCCCATCATTGTTAAAGGAATCTGTAGTTCGCCCAATCATAGTTTGTCCAGAGGAATCAATACGCATTTTTTCACTATAACCACCACCACCTAATGTACCAAAAAATAAATCTGTATCTTCAGAACTACCAGTTCTATCTGTATATACTGCTCCTATCCTTGAATGACTAGAACCTCCTGCTCCATAGCTAAATGAAATTGCAGCTCCATTGTTTGCAGTGGTGTTGCTATTACCAATTTCTATACCATCAAATGATGCTTGAGTTGTATTGCTACTATTTACATCAATACTTAATTTTTGTGAAGGTGAGGTGTCGCCAATACCTACGTTGCCACCAGATGTAATATGCATTTTAGTTGAAAAAGCATTATTGGTTGTTCTTGTATCAAAATTTAATGCACCATTTTCAGAACCATCTGTAACATCTTCAGCAATTCCGTCTATTCTTGCATAG